GATGGTTTCTCTGGGCTGGGCGTTGCTGACCGGTGTGGTTATACCACAGGTGAATGTGATGGTTTCCAGTTGTCCAGTACGACTCACATAGCTGATGGGTATGACCACACTTTGCATTTCTTCGGGATTGATAATGTATTCAAGTCCGTTGCTGGCCCGCACATAACAACGGAACTGTCCCACAGGTATGGCAGAAAACACACCATCACCAAAGTTCAAGGTTATCTGATCGTTGGTCCTGCTGGTCACGCTGAATAGTTTTCTCAGTCCAGGACCAGTCTGTTCTGCAGCCGCACCATACACTGTGGGCACAAACTGCCACTCGCTGTCAATGCTGCCCACGTCGCTGAGTTGATACAGCCAGCGATCTTCGTTGTTGACCCCTTCAATGTTGATGTCCACAGCACGATTGCTCACACGATCGGCCAAGTTGAAATCTTGATTTTGCAACACACCCTGTTTGAACAGGAAGAAATATCCGGTGTTGGCCGAACTAAATCCCAGTTGGTCGTTGCGGAACAGGAGGTTGAACACTCCATTGGGTCTGGGACTGGGCTCGTACACAAAGGACTTGCCCACAGTGCTGGAAGTCACTGCTTCAAATGGCATGCTGATGCCATCCACTGTGGCTGTGTAAGGCACCACTGGCAAAAACCCTGGCACAAGATTAATGCTGTATTCTTGGGTGTCCACTCCCAGTATGGTGGTTCTAGCGCCTGGCACGCCCACACGCTGACTGTCAACCAGGGCCGCATTCACTATGGCTGTGAACTGCTCTTGCCAGCTGGGATTGGTAGGATCGGCCCAGTCTATGGTGACGTTGGCCAGGTCGATGCCGTTGATGTCTGTGACATTCTGTGTGGTCTGCACACTGAATACTTTGAGATAGCCTTGAGCCGCTATGTTGCGTTTGGGAGTGTAGCTGACTAGGTTGGCCAAGCGAACCACGCTGTCGCGTCGTTCAGCAGAATCTATGTAGTTTTCTCTGGTGTTGAGATCTGTGCGGAAGGCCAAGGCCTGGCCCATGAAGGCCATGACATCCAACAGGGCTATAAACTCAGAACTTTCAATGTAGTCATTGAAGGTTTCAGGATAATACAGACGTAGATAGTCTACAAAGCTCTTGCGCAGGGTTTCAAAGTCATAGCTCTGGAAGTCGGCTTCGCGGTAGGTCTGGTAGATGCGCTTCCAGTCTTCTACTCCAAAAATCACCGTTTGTCTTGTAGTCTTGGCCATAATCTTCCTGTGTGCTTGTATTTATGGACAACAAAAACGGCTCAGTTATACGTAGCTGGCCCGTCGCTGTTGTTGATCAAAAAATATGCTCAACTGTTCAGCGTCAGAACTGGGCACAATGGCCAGTTGTACCTGTATCAAGATGCCATTTTCCTGTGGAAAAACTTCCACATCAGTGATCTGGATCCTGGGATCATAGCCAGCCACACGCTGTATTTCGCGTTGTATGCTCTGGGTGGTTTCGTTGGTCTGATTTTCAAACAAATTGTCCCACAGGGCTGTGCCATACTGTGGACGTCCTGGCAGTTGTCCTTGGCGTATGTTCAGGCCATTTAGGAGGTCACGCTTGACCAAGTCAGCGTCCAGCAGGGTAAACTTTTTGAACTGATCCTGTGTGTTAAATCCAATAAATGTGGCCATGATGTGTTATTTAACCTCGTGGCGCACCAGGAGCAAAGCGCAGAGTACCGTCTTCGTCGGTGGCGGCAGGAATAGTCACAGCCAGCACTGTTGCAAGTTGATCTGTATACTCTATGTTAGGTATCTTGTCATTGCCGATTATATCAGATACAGCTTGGTCCACTTCGTCACGAAACACTGTATTGTCAAAGGCACCCAGCTCGGCGGCAACATTCAGAACAGGACTATAGGTATCTACAAAATCTATGGCATATTGACCCTGACGAGCAGTGATCTGTATTTGTGCGGCCAGCTCAGGAGTGGCTGTGCCTTCCACCCAGGCCACCACGGCGTCCACGCCCCACCTCACAGCAGGTTGTAGAAACGTGGCCTGATATCGGGCTGTTTCTGCACCTGTCAGTAGGCCTGCATCAATGAGTCCTTGATAGGCACCCTGATACAGGGCTATCTGCGCAAGATTTTGTATGGCCGGAGTGTTCAAGTAGTCAATGAGACTGTTGATGTCAAACAGGCCGGTCCAGCTGGCAGATGAGTTCAGCACGGTTATGGTCATGCTGGGCGCAACTATGAGTTGCAGGGCAGCCGGTTTCAACAACTCTACCAGCACAAGGTTGTCAGCGGTGTGTCCGTAGATGCCCACACCACGTGTGGCCACTTCGGGACCCAGATACACAGGAATGCCTGCATCGTTGAAGTACCAGTCAGGCAGGAGATTTCCTGCCGCATCAGCGAACGGATACGTGGCTGCTTGTGCAGCCTGGGCTGTGAGAGCTGTGACCTGTTCTGCTGTGATCATGTGCTGGTCTGGTTGGGTGGCACTGACTGTATGGCCGGTGTTTCGGCCACAAAGTCTTCGGCATCCAAGGGTGCCTGCACCTGCGTGGTGGATACACGGGCAAAGGCTTGTCCGGCCAGGCTCAGAGTGTCAGGAGTTCCGGCAGGAGTTTGGCTGTTGAGATTGGTGGCAACATTGACTCCACGATTGTGATAAGGCCAAGGCTCATGGGTGGGTGCTCGCGTCACTATGGTATCCAGTGTGCCGGGTTGCACTGTCCAGCCCTGATTGGCCACAAACGTGGTATCTGCCAGTCTGACACCGGCCATGCTGGGCACTGCCGACACCGGCAAGGTGCGAGCCCCGTTAAGATTGATCACTCCGCCCTTGAGATTGAGACTGCTGCCACCGTCCCAGCTGCTGGTCTTGCCTTTGAGAGCACAGGTGCCGTCACTGCGTATACCTATCTTGGTCTTGCCGTACAAGGTTATGCCTTGATCACTATACAGGGTCATGCCGGTGTTGCCTTCTAGTTTGACGTTGTTTTTGGCCTTCATCTTTATGCTGCCGCCAGCATACATGTTGATGTTGCGGTCCGCATGCAGATTGATGTCGCCCTGTGTGCGTATGTTTACCGAGTTGGTGCTGAACACATCCACAGTGCCGGCCTTGCCCAGTTCAATCCAGGTCTGTCCGTTGGCATGTGTGATGTAGAAACAGTCACCATCGTCACTCATGGTGATCTGATGACCCTTGGCTGTGCGTATGCGCACCAGGGTGTCTTGACCGGTCAAGTCTCCATCATCCATGACCAAGGTGTGACCACCTTGCCGGCCTATCACAACTATGTCTTGCGGACGTATTTCTCCTTTTTCTAATCGGACGGTTATGGTCTTGGGATCTAGTCCGCCCTGGTATATGGCCTTGCCTGGTGTTGATATGCCATAACAACTGCTGGGACTTTCGCGCTGGCTGTTGCTGCGTATGGGACCACGTATGGGATCGCGATTGAGTCCTTGCTGGAACAAGATGCCGGCCACCACACTCTGCACAGGTTTTGGTGCATCAAAGAATCTAGGATTGTTGTTGATGCCTTGATTCAAGGTGTTGATTTCCGTTACCGGTAATAAGGGACTATTTACAAAAACATCTTCCTGCGTGGCATTGCCTGGCACATATCTTGTGCTGCTGCCAATGGCCGGAATCATGTGATTGATGCCTTGTTCAGGTATGCATCCTACATAGTAGCCCTGGCTAGGATCACCTGCCACAAAAAAACACAACACGCTTACACCTATGTCGGGTGGAGTAAACCACATGCCATAGCTGTTACGATTACCTGGATAGGTTCCGGCCCCGGCACTGGTACCGCTCTGTGGCGTAGCTCCATAAAAAGGTGGACAATAGCTGACCGTGCGCCATAGTGTGGGATCTTTGAGATTTGGTTTACCACTTTTGTCTATAGCCCCAAATTCTTCTATGTATACCTGTAACCGACCACTGCGGGTGTTGTCAACATTGTTGACAACAATACCAATGTATGGCCCCATCTCCGTGGGTGTGTTTCCACGGTCAAACTTGTAACCCTGGGGTCTTCCTCGACTGCGTTGTAGATTTTCTGCCATGTCCTATCCAAAAAATTCATTGTTAGCATCGAACTCTGCCACGGGTGTGTCCAAACTGACCACTTGAGCACTGTCACGCACAGATATTCCACCGCCCAGATCAAAATCTTCGCCGGTGCCGGCATCATCAGTGGCGGCAACGGTCTGTGTTGTGCCTGTACTTACGCTGTCAACCACACCACGTATAGTTCTTTGAGCACCGGTGGTGGCATCTGACACGGTCTGGGCAAAGTTGGTCACAGCTCCGGGCAGGCGCAGGGCTGAGGTGTCCACTGTCGAACCTACCGGCAGTCCAAAGCTGGTTGGCAGGGCTGGTAGGGACACCGGTCGTGTGGCCAAGGCACCAAATGCTCTAGTAGCTATGGGCACACCAAACACATTGTTGGTGCTAGTAGGAATCTTTAGTCCTGATCCAAAGGTGTTTTGTATCACTGGTGGCACATAACCTCTTGCCTGCACGCCTGACAGAGTAGGAGCCAAGGCAGCGGAAAGATTGGAATCTACCAATGATGATGCCAGGGCTCGTGTGCCGCTCATGCCGGAAATGGCCTGTTGTTGTTGTGCCAGTCTAGCGGCTCTGGCTGCGGTGTTGTCATTGGTACTGAGATCCAGCTTGAGAGACCCGGTCAGTAGTTGGGTAAACTTGCCGCGGTTGAATGAACTGATCACAGTATGTGCAATGTAAACTCGATTGATCACGGCTGGTCCATTGGGCGCACCCTGCGCTGGCGCCACGTTGTTGCCGCTGGCTAGACCTGGACGCACTATGCCCGTGGAGGGATCATAGTCTGCCGGAGCATTAAAGGACACACGGAACAGGATCTGTCCACCATCAAAGTTCAAGGTGCCATCAGGAAAAAAACTGCCAAAGTTCCAGTTTTGTCGTGTCTGTCCCAGGCTGCCCTCGCCCTGTTGCAGCCAGGCCGGGTCACCCACTATGGTCACTGTGGCCTGCTTCAAGGCACCGGGTTGGAACAGATATTCAGATGCGTTGGCCACAGGTTCGTTGACCTTGCCGTCGTCACCTTGGCTGCTTTCTGTGCTGGCACTTTGAAAGTTGTATTCGACTTTTTCACCTTCTTGATTGAGATAGGTTCCGGTGAGATTGACTCCGGCTCCACTCAGGGTCAAATAGTATAGACCATTGATGGTTTCTTCATAGTTCAGCACCGAGATGTTTTCTCCTGTGAACCAGTACTTGTATTATTTTTGCACTCCGGTGAATCTGGGTACTGGAAAGTACTTGCTCTCCAGATCTGCCAATCTATAAGGACTGATGATG